AATGTGGATACTGACAAGTTCATTCAGTTCGTTAAAATCGCTCAGGACATACATATTCAAACATACTTAGGCACTAAACTACTTGAGAAGCTACAAGCGGATATTATCGCAAATACACTTACAGGTAATTACCAAAGCCTTGTAGAGACGTATGTAAAGCCTATGCTGATACATTGGTCAATGGTTGAGTATTTACCTTTTGCAGCGTATACAATCGCTAACAAGGGCGTATATAAGCACTCGTCTGAGAACGCTGAAAACGTAGAGAAAAACGAAGTAGACTTTTTATTAGAGAAAGAACGTCAAATTGCTCAACACTACACGGAGCGTTTCATCAGTTATATGTCTTTCAACCAAGATTTATTCCCTGAGTACAATCAGAATGTTGACCAAGATATGTACCCTGACACTACGAACAATTACACTTCTTGGTTTATATGAAAAAGAACAGACCAAAGGGTTTAAAGTATAGCCCTAAAAACACGAATGTAGAGAAGCTCCGTATTTATCTAAGCAAAAAACAAGTATCCAATGACTGAGTTCGTTACCATTGTAAAAAAATACGGCGTTACAGGCGTTCTTTGCTTATGGTTGTGGCATACGGACAACCGACTTAACAAAGTTGAAACGGCGCTTTACGATTGCTATAAAGAGCAGAGTTTTAGACAAGCTACGAAAACACGAATAGACCTACCTGAAAAACTTTTAGCCGTATTGCCAAATGATAAAAGAACTAATAAACGAAACACTCAAGCCTAACGGCAAATGGTCTATAAAAAGACTATCCGCTTTTACGTCGTTTTGGATAGCGGTTCTTTACGCATTGCTTCCGTTATTCAAGCCGTTTAAAGTTCACGAATTTGTATTTGTAGGGTTACTTACTTACTCGGCTACTGCAATAGGTTTAACTGTATGGAGTAAAAAAATAGACAAATGATAACAACCGCTCAAGCCTTAGCAAAATACGGACAACCCAACGAGACGGGAACGTACCTAACTACAATTAAACTTCCTTACCCAATGCGCATTGCTTGGGACACTAAAACAATGGTAACAAAGATGCGTTGCCACAAACTTGTCGCAGATGCGTTTTTAAACGTGTTTAACGAACTTTTAGAGGTCTACGGATACCAACGCCTTGTCGAACTCGGAATAGACCTTTACGGTGGTTGTTTTAACTTTCGTAAAATGCGAGGCGGTACGTCTTGGAGTAAGCACGCTTGGGGTATTGCAATCGACTTAGACCCTGCACGTAATACTCTAAAAGAGACAAGTAAGACTGCACGCTTTGCACGTCCTGAGTATAAGCAAATGATTGACATTTTTTACAAACACGGATTTATTTCACTCGGTAAAGAAAAGAACTATGACTGGATGCACTTCGAGATTGGCGGTTAGTTCCGTTATTTTGTCGCTTTTATTGGCAATATTTGCGACATCTTGCTCAGTAAATTACCACGTCCGTAAAGCCTTTAAAAAAGGTTATAAGTGCGACGAGGTTGCTGATACAATTCAAATAACTTCGGTAGACTCAATTCCATACGTTTTAAGAGACTCTATTATGTGGGAAAGGGTATTAGTCCAAAAAGATACAATCGTTCGTTACAAGCGTTCTTTCGTGCCTCAAACACGATTTGAGAAGCGTATTGAGTACAAACTAAAACGAGACACCCTGCGAATGATTGAAAAAGTAGAGGTAGTCAAATGGAAAACTGAAAAGCGCAAGAATGTAAAACCGAACATATTATTGTTAGTTTTAGGATTTTTGGTTGGTATGATAACCAACTGGCTACTGCGCAACTTTAAACCAACGCTATGAGACAAACACGCTATCGCTTAAAATCAGATGAGGTAGAAATCATTGAACAATACAGAGCGATAAAAAAAGAATCTAACTCACTTGGGTTAGATGACAAGGACGTAAAACACGGATGGATAAAATCTAAGCAGGCGTCATTATTCTTTAAGAATCCGAACTTTAACGGGCAGCAAGATAAGTTCAACGAGTTTAAAGATGAGTTGTTAGGAGAGATGGCAAAGCATAGTCCGTCTTACCCTACGTTAACACGAACTCAAAGCGAAGAAGGACACTTGTTAGTCATAGACCCTGCTGACATCCACATAGGAAAACTATGCGATGCGTTTGAAACTGGAGAAGACTACAACTCTCAAATAGCCGTTCAACGTGTTTTAGAAGGCGTACAAGGCATTTTAGACAAGTCTGCAGGCTTTCATATAGACAAGATTTTATTCGTTGGTGGAAACGATATTCTCCACATAGATACTCCAAGACGAACTACAACCTCAGGCACTCCACAAGACACCGATGGGATGTGGTATCGTAATTTTCTAACCGCAAAACAATTATATGTTGACTTACTTGAAAAACTTATCGCTTTGGCTGATGTACATTTTGTGTTCAATCCTTCTAACCACGATTACACTCACGGATTCTTCCTTACTGATTGTATCAAAACACATTTTCGCCAAGCTACAAACATTACTTTCGACTGCTCTCTTTCACATCGCAAGGCTTATAGATACGGAGAGAACCTTATAGGCACTACTCACGGAGATGGAGCGAAACACGGAGACTTACCTTTATTGTTAGCTACTGAGTTTCCTATGGATTGGAGCTTAACTAAGCATCGGTACGTTTATATGCACCACGTTCACCATAAAATGTCTAAAGACTATCAAGGTGTTACTGTTGAATCATTGCGCTCACCATCAGGAACGGACTCTTGGCATCACAGGAACGGCTACCAGCACGCTCCCAAAGCTATCGAAGGCTTCCTGCACCATAAAAAACACGGACAAATCGCACGTTTATCCCACATCTTTTAATATATTTGTCAAACCTGCCACTATTCATAGCGTAAGAGCCTCCTTAATTGGGGGCTTTTTTCATTTAAAGAAAAAAAGTTTGCCTCTACAACCCTTGTAAAATAAGGAAATCTAAAAAAATGTTAAAAAAAGTTGTGGAAAAGTTTGGTATCTTTATATTTGTGTATATCTTTGTAAGGTCAATAAGGCACAACATTAAAACAAAACGCTATGAAAACAATTAAATCACAAATCGAAAGTTTAGGTTTTAACTTTTTACACGAGACTAAAAAAGATGGTTTATACTACGCATTTAGTCCGATTAGTGGAGGTATCTTAATTAATGGTAAAAACTACAACCAAGTTTTAGATAATATCGAAATATACTTCAAATCAGTTTATTCAAACGATGAGCCTATTAAAGAAGTAAAGAATTTAACAAAAGCTACTGAATTAATAGAACAAGGGTTTAAACACTTACAATGGATTCAAGGTGGTTGTATTCAAAAGAAAAAAATCAACGGTGTTGTATGCTATGTGACTAAAGATGGTTTAGGAACTGGTTCAAATCTCGATGTTTGTTCTACTTTGCAAGAAGCAGTAGAAATATGTAATAGATTGGGATGGTCTGAAATTAAAAGTTATAAATAACAAAACGAGGGGTGCGACTCGGTAACGCACATTAATTTTAAACGCTATGACAAAGGAAGAAATTTTAGAACTAATCTTCAACGAAGAACGAGAACTTTATGAAGACTACCTGTATGCTCAAGAGGCGTACGGTTATCAAGATGCTAGCACCAAACGATTAGGTGCAGAGTGGAGTGCAGTATGTACATTAAAAGATAAAATTGTTGATAATGAAAATAATTAAAAAGTATTCGTTTTTGTTTAAGGACTTGAACACGGACGAGAAACAGATTTTAGGAAGCGGAGTAGTATTTATCTTAGGGACTGTCTTCTTTATTTACTTACTTGGGACGGCTACACCTCACCGCCAAGATGCAAAAACACGAAACTATCAAACCTATTTCAAGCCTAAGTACGAACTACCAAAGTCTTACGCTAAGTATTCGAACCACGTTTATAACTCTAAATTCAAATAAGATGATTGTTACAGAACTAAAAGACTTTGAGGTCTACAGAAACACGGACAAGAATTTTGTTTACTTATTCGTTACCTTATGGGACGAAGGCGACACGGACACGAATGCCGAAATCTTAGCCGAATACGAAATAGAAATTTACGACTCTTATTCTAATTACAAAAT